CCTTTAGTTAAAACAAACAACAATTGAAAATCAGATCTTAACATTTAGATCAATAAGAAAACACAGAAATTCAAGATTTTACAAAATTATATTTAAGGTGAAAACTCGGATAACTCCTTTAGCCTTTCCACAAGCCAGTCTCCCAAGAATTTGACTTGCGGGAGCAATGTCAAAGCCCTGGTAAAACCGACTATAATGAAGACGGCTGTGACAATGATAAAACACTGAATAAATTTAGGATTATAACAATAAAGCAAAGCAATAACTAATATATATTCTATAAGACAATATTTTTCATTTAATATCAAAGTGAAATAATGCAATAAACCAAAGATTACTCTCAAAACAATAGAAGCTATTTCCATGAAAATAATTTCGAAAAAATGTAAAACACGAATAAAAATAGAATAAAAGAAATGTTCAGTCTTCGTCCACACTGTTATAATTTGAATATCATAGCATATGGGCTTTGGATCTACCAACGAAACGGTAAAATCGCTCTGAAAAAGATAATCCATACAAACATCGAAATACCTGTGAGAACAACCCATGACTCTAGGTAAAATTTTTGATTCGCCAGTCTGAAAAGTCATAGGGTAGTCCGCAAAAGTCTTATCGATTGGTTTGGTAAGTTTATTAAGATCCGGAGTAAAATAGACATCCTTAGCTGATATCAGTTTATGCAATATAGTAACGGTATCAAATGGTATGCAAACTTGCCCGGATGCCAAAGTCGGTTTATCAATGTGGTAAAAATTTCCTGGTGCAATATAATAATAATTACTCTTATAAAATAATGCAATGGAATGGATTTGTTCATAATCCAATAAACCATACTTGATTTCAATTCTTTTTACTCGTTGAAACGTGGCAGAAATTAAATTTTCATCGTAAGTACCAAGACATATGAAATGATTGTTAAAAAGACCCTCCGTTATTAAAATGAACCTAGAAGTGCGACACCTAGGATGTTGAAAAACGCACTCAGTCTGGTCGGGTCTATTGCCCGGGAAAAATGTGCTTTCACTAAATGCTGCTACACACCTCTTGTCGTACATGTACCAGTTCAAATTGTGAACTTCAGAATCAAAATAAGTGCGAATAGTATCATTGGAAGAAAACTCATTGGAACTTTCAGATAACAATTTAGTGGGAAAAACATAACCTAAAAAGTTTAAAACAAGGAAAAAAGCAAAAGTATTCATCTTAATATATTTAAATCATTACCCGACCGTATGTTCTTTGATTGTCAGTGACATTGCCAAAACATTTTTAACGTCCATGAGTATGGACTGCATGGAAAAATAATTTACACTACCGTTAACAAACCCTGTTAATTTTTCGAATAAAAGTTTATTATTATAATCTACACTATCATGAAATTTAAATCAGTTATATCTTCATTATTGTAATGAGCATATCTGTCCGTGATTATTAACTGGACGTCGTCAACCAACTCCTCAATATGTAAATTATTGTGAATTAATGCCGAAGTCTGGTTGTCAGAACAAGTAAACTCATTGCAAACTGGGAAGACTGTAGAAAATGTGCAGCAAATAGAAAAATAAGGACTGAATTCTGTTAGAATAGCAACGGTCACATCGGCGCAATATTCACGGCAAGGATGTGTCGTAGACAAATAAGTACCGCAAACTTTTGAACAATTGTAATCGTTACAATCATAAGATAACTGCAACAAAGAAT